GAAGGAAGCACAGGAGGAATGCCGCGCATCAGGCAAGACGCTGCTCACAGAGGCCGACTATGATGTCTGTGAAGACATGTCTGTCGCCATGATGGCTAACCCGACCTGCGCTAAGATTTTGGCAGACAAGAGTGCGATCAAGGAGGCCAGCATCTTTGCTGACTGCCCCCGCACTGGCCTCAAGTTGCGCTGTCGTCCTGACATCTATGTGCCGTCAACAGGCGTGATGGGAGATGTTAAGACAACCAGAGACGCATCTCCGCGTGAATTTGCGCGCCAGACATACAACTTGCGCTATGATGTGCAGGCTGCGTTCTACAAGTATGTGGCTGAGCTTGGCGCTGATTGGATGGTTCGGCACTTCGCCTTCCTTGCAGTCGAAAATTCAGCGCCCTATGCTACCTGTCTGCACTCGCTCTCAATGGAGGCTATGGAGATTGGCCGAGAGCACATGTTTAGAGCGCTTGACGAAATTGCTGAAGCAAAGCGATCAGACCAGTATTCAACTGGCTGGCCGAGCTTCAACATGATCCATCCGCCAACTTGGATGGTTGAAGACTGAGCACGGCAGTTTCCGTGCATTGCTATCGAAAGGAAAAAGAGATGGCTTCCAACCCTGTGTTCAAAAAGGTTCTGCAAAAGAACATCGAAATCCAGTACCCGCGTCTTGACAAGACCTACCGCTACAACAGCCAAGAGAAGCGCAGTGAGCCGTGCAACCCAACCGCGCAGGGCGCAGCTTGGTCGGTTAGCTGGACGTTATCCAGCGAGAACGCAAAGGCGCTTTATGCCGAACTGAAGGCACACTACGAGGACTGCAAGTCGCGTGACACAACCATGCCTGCGTTCGGGACCGTTTTCGGCATGAGAAAGCTGGACAATGGCTTGGTATCGTTCCGCGCCAAGAAGAACGGCACAAACCGCAGCGGTGAGGCAAACCAGCCGCCAACCGTAATCGGTGCGGATAAGCAGCCGCTCGAAAATATGGGTATCTGGACTGGCTCAAAAGGCACAGTGCGGGTTATCGCGTTCCCATCCAGATCACCTGACGGCGAGGGCGGCATCAGCTTGCTGCTTGACGCGGTGCAGGTTCTTGAGCCAGTCTACGGTGGTGACGGGCTTGATGACTTTGATATGGTGACGCCACTCGGCAAAGCGCAGGATGACGATCCGTTTGGGCTTCCACCCGCGCAGGCAGCGCCAACACCCGCAAAGATGGATGATCTAGACGAAGATATTCCATTTTAGGTAATAAAAAGGCGGGCCGAGATTTAGCATCGGCCCGCCTTCCATTGAGGTTAATATCATGTATCACCCACGACATTGGAGGAATAATAGCAGATGCAAAGCGGTAGTAAATACCCAGAACTACATTGGCGGGAATATAGTCAGCAGGTCGCGGCGCGGTATAATCTAAAGCCCACGGGCAAAGATAGATACAACGGACCCTGCCCCTCATGTGGTGGCACAGACAGGTTCTGGATCAACAGTCACAACGGCGAGATGAAGGTCAACTGCAACCAGTGCGGCGACTTCAAGGCGATTTACAGCGTGATGGAGGATGATGGCGTCATCCCGCGCCCAAGAGAGACAAATGATGATATGAATGTAGTGCCCTTCAACAACCTGTCAGACTTCGAGAAGGTCGAGCCGTATAACGTACGCAAAGGCGTACCACTGGGTCTAGCTAAGCTGGATGGGTTGAACCTGCTCGTGCCGATATTCAAGGTTGATGGCCGCAAGATGGTCAAGGTCGGCAAGCAGACCATCACGCCAGACGGCAAGAAACTGTTTGATAAGGGCATGTCTCAGGATGCTGCATTCTCGCCCGTAGGCGGCACTCCAGAGGGAACAACTTACATCTGTGAGGGCTGGGCTACCGCAGCGTCAGTATCGGCCTGCACGGGTCGCCCTGCAGTCTTTGCGCTGAATGGTGGCAACTTGCCCAAGGTGGCCGAGCAGCTACAACTGACGTTCCCCGATGTGACCTTTGTGGTGGCCGCAGATAACGATGATGCTGGCCTAAAGGCTGCACGGGAGACAGGCTTGCCATACAGAGCACCTAAGCGCGCTGGGCATGACTGGAATGACGTTCACCTGAATGAAGGCGATCTGTCGGTCAAAACACAGCTTACCAAGGTGCGCCTGCCAAAGCCGCTGTTTGTAGCTCTGGGCGAACTTGAGTTCAAATCGCCAGACTGGATCATTGATGGCCTGTTGGAAAGCAGCACATTCAGCGTCTGCTTTGGCGCACCTGCGGCTGGCAAGACCTTTCTTGTGCTCGACATGGCGCTCTGCATTGCAGCAGGCAGGTCATTTCACGGGCATGACGTAAAGCAAGGCTCAGTCTTCTATATTGCAGGCGAGGGCCACAACGGCTTCGCACGGCGTGCTGCGGCTTGGTCAAAGGCAAATGACACCCCACTGAGAGGTCTGCCGTTCTTCAAGTCTAGCCGATCCATTGTGCTGACAGATGAGAGCAGCGTCGAGGAGATGCTCGCTGTGATCGACGAGATGGTGCAGCAGCATGGTGAGCCTCAGCTTATCGTGATCGACACTCTGGCCCGCGCTATGGGCGCTGCGGATGAAAACAGCACCAAGGAGATGGGTGCTGCGATCCGCGCAGTGGATGACATCAGGGACAGCTATGAATGCACCGTGCTGGCAGTTCACCACACTGGACACGGCAACAAGGATCGGGCGCGTGGTAGCTCGGCCCTGCTCGGTGCTGTTGATGCCGAGTTTATGGTGGACAAGTGGTCTGGCCAAGATGAGGTCGCCAAGATCGAGGTGAAGTTCACCAAGATGAAGGACGCCAAGATGCCGATGCCACTCAACTTTGCTCACCGTGAGATTGAACTGCTCGGCTCTGATCTAGAGCCAACGCAGAGCGTGGTGCTAGAGCCGATTGACGATGGCAGGCCCAAGGGTGGCGGACCTCGCCTGACTGGCCACAAGAAGCGCTTTATGGACGCTCTGGATGAGGCTAAGCCGATGGGCGAAAACGGAGCAAACATCCAATCTGTGCGGGACATTTTCTATAATTCGCTTGTTGACACCAATCAGGACACCAAGCGCCGCACTTGGAACAGAGCGTTTCAGGATGTCTCGGACATGGAAATAATTTCCACAACAGAAACAATGGTTTACGATGAAAGATAAGGCGGGACATAGCGGGACAAAAGCGGGACATGTCCCGAACTGTCCCAGTGACAAAGCGGGACAGGACGGGACATCTCTCTTAAAAGATGTCCGTATGTCCCGTTTGTCTCGGCAGGATGTGGGTTTTCTGCTTCTTGGCAGGTTTTGCTTTTGATGATATTAGAGAGTTGGCTTGGCGATGCGCCAACATCCCAAGCCTTGAACGAAACCAGATAGAGGGAAGTGGTTCCGATGAAGACTGATATACAACCAGCAGCGAGCAATCTCAATAAGGACTATAAGTTCAAGTTTACGTCTGTGCCTGAAGTTGGGCTTGTGATCGACTATTATGGCTATGCGCTGACCTTGATCGACATAAGGCTATACACAAAGAAGGACGGGTCTCAGGGTAACATTTTGGTTTGGCGTAGGTCTGACGGTGTGGTCGGCTCTTCTGGCTTGAGAGCAAAATCACTTTCATACCCACACTGGGCCTCAGAATATGAGTGAGGTTGAGCCTTGGAATAAAGGCGAGCCAAGCCTGCCGAGGTCTTTGTCCGACAAGTTGGCGAGCATCCATTGTATTGATGAGCTTTATGGCTTTGCCAATCGCAGGAGGGTGCTGGGCATTTATGATGAGAATATCATTCCGAAGTGGACAGATGAGGAGGTCGCTCTGATCGTGGAGCGGAAATTTGAATTGCAGAAGTTGGCTGCGAAAGGAAAGCGAAAATGAGCAATAAGCGAACAGAGATACTGGAGGCAGCGGCGACGCTGATTAATGGTGACAGGCAGGATGATTACGGTGACGCAGCCGAGAGCTTCCAGTGTATCGCTGAGATGTGGAGCGCCTATCTGGGTGTGGCTGTGTCTGGCAGGGATGTCTGCAACATGATGGCGCTGCTGAAGATTGCACGGCTGCGCAATGGACCGCACGAGGATAGCTCGGTTGATGGCGCTGGCTATTTAGCCCTTGGCGCTGAGATTGTGCGATGCTAGGCTTTAAGCGTGGCCCGCTGTCTCCTCCCCGTCGAGTGGCCACCAACTTGCCCCGCCATTGTGCGGGGTATTTTTTTGGCATAGTGTTGCGAGCATGGCAGATATGGAAAGCAATGTTGGCGAGCTTGCCCTTGAGTTATTCGAGATAGCTGAAGAGATGGTTCTGCTTGGTGAAGACCCGCTTGATGTGCGGGCTGCGTTTTATGCGGTGGCTATCAGGCTGAAGCAGTTAAGCGATGAGGCTGACAGAGACGCTCTTAGCCTTGTTAGGCGGATGATGAATTGATGGACAAATGGAGAAGCCCAGAAGCCGCCGAGTATCGAAAGCTTTACAATCAAAAGCAGTGGAGGGTTCTGCGTGAAAAGGTTCTGTTCAGGGATCAATACACCTGCCAGCACAAGGGCTGCAACGCTATGCTCAAGCGTGGCAGGACAAGCCCACGATCCGCAGTCGTTCACCACATCAAGCCACATAAGGGTGACTTGGAACTGTTTTATGATATAAACAACCTGACCAGCGTATGCTGGACCTGCCACTCTGGCGACATCCAGTCGATTGAGAGCAAGGGCTTTGACACCACTATTGGCGAGGACGGATGGCCCACCGATCCAAACCATCCCATCAGGAGATGATTGATGGACATTCGATATAAGAACAGCCTTCCTTGGGGAGCGCAAATATCACGCGGCAACATGCTGCACGCACACGTTCACCATCAGTTTGGTCGCAACACTGCTTGCCCAACAACATACGTCCCAGTCTCAGATGCAGGCATCTACCGCACCCCACAGCCCGCAGGCGCAACAGCCTTGCGCGTTAAGGCAGGTGGCAATGCTGCTGATACAGCGGTAGGCACAGGCGCACGGTCAATCAAGCTGTATGGCTTGAACGCCCAAGGTGATGAAATAACGGAAGTCATCGACACTGCGGGTGCATCGGCATCACAGCCAACCACACAGACATTCATTCGCCTTTACTTGGCCGAGGTTCACGAGAGCGGGACATACGGCACACAGGCGGCTGGTTCGCACGCTGGCAGCATTGTGATAGAGAACGCGGCAGGCACTGAGAACTGGGCGTCAATCTTACTCAATGGCTTCCCATCAGCTTCAAGCGCCATCGGGTCAATCACTGTGCCGCGTAATCATGTTGGCTTGGTGACTTCGTTCAGCATCCATGTAAATCAAACCAAGACAACAGACGTATTGATCTTGCAGCGCTCTGGCATTCTTGACGCAGCCGCGCCATACCAACCAATCAAGAAGGTGCAGGAGTTCGTTGGCATCTCATCATCCAAGAGTATTGCCTTTGACATGCCCATCAAGTTCCCTGAGCTAACTGACGTTGGCGTGCTGGCTAAGGTGGCGAATGGCACTGGTGCTGTCAGCGTGGACATGGAGATACTGATGCTGGAGGCCGAGGACTGATCGGGATGGCACGGGGGGTGGGTCAAATCTCTAGGGCGATTTTTACAGGACCGGCGTTCGTAACTGACTTTTTTTGCGTTTACGGAAATTTTAGGAGAAACACATGAGCCAGAAAAAGCGTAGCGACAAGAATAGCGTCACAGCGGCGTTGGGAGGCTTTAAGGGGGCTATGGAAGGCGTCCCTGTGCCGCAGGGTATCGAGTTGCGCAATGAGGCTGAGATGGTAATATGGGACCAGTTCACGCGCGCACGCGCGAGGGAGGACTGGCGGGACATGGATTTGCTTCTCTTGGCCAAGGTGGTCAAGATGGAGGCGGACATCCGCCAGTATCAGGATCAGGTTGAAAAGCAGGGTGCTATTGTTGAGAACCAGCGCGGCACGCAAATTCCAAATCCGTTTCTGTCCATCATCGACACAGTTGAGCGCAGGCAGCTTGCTGTCATCCGCTCGATGTCACTGAACCAGCAAGCGAGCGACCCGCGCACGCTTAACGGCAGCGCGAAGAATGTTAAGTCTGCAAAGGCGGCTATGGATGACGCTTCGGAGGGCGGCTTGATCGCTTTGCCTAACTGATGATTAACTTGATGCGAGGCGACTGCTTGGAGCGGATGAGCGAAATAGCTGGCGGCTCGGTTGATCTAATCGTGACCAGCCCTCCATACGACAACCTTCGCACCTACAACGGCAACAACGAGCAGTGGGGAGAGCATGTCTGGCGCAAAGTCATACAGAGCCTGCACCGCGTCACGGCTGATGGAGGCGTTGTCGTTTGGGTCGTGGGAGATGCCACTATCAATGGCAGCGAGACAGGCACATCGTTCAAGCAGGCGTTGCACGCAATGGAGTGCGGCTTCAGTCTGCACGATACGATGATTTGGCGAAAGCCTAATTTCGCCAACCCAGCGTCCACGCGGTATCATCAGGTCTTTGAGTATATGTTCATCTGGTCGAAAGGTAAGCCCAAGAGTTTTAATGGTATCAAGGACAGGCAGAATAAATACGCGGGGCATATTGGTAGCTACGGAGTAAACACAGTGACGCAGGCGGACGGATCAAAACTGACGCGAAGCAAGAAGATTAACACAGACTTCGGAATGCGCCACAACGTCTGGGATACCAAGACGGCTGGCCAGACAGGGGAGGCGAAGAGGCACGGCCACCCAGCCATGTTTCCAGAGGACTTGGCGCGAGACCACATTCTCTCGTGGTCAACCGAAGGCGACACAGTGCTCGACCCGTTTCTGGGCAGCGGCACAACGGGTGTAGCGGCTAAGGGCCTTGGCCGCTCATTCATTGGCATTGAGATGGATGAGACGTATTTCAAGATAGCGAAGGAGCGGATTGATGCAGTCGAAGCGTAACTCCGCCTTTGAGGCAGTCACGAATGTAGCTATCGGCTACCTTGTGAGCGTGCTGGCGAACGTGCTGATCCTACCTCTGTTTGGCTACAACGTGACCATTGGTGACAGCTTCGCTATCGGTCTAGCCTTCACGCTGGTAAGCTTGGTGCGCTCGTATTTGCTGCGGAGGGCTTTTAATTGGATGGAGCGCTAACTCGCGGCGAGAGGGTCTGCAAATTTATTGAGGCATTTTGCCCAGTGCCAGAAGGCAAGCTTGTTGGCAAGCCAATCAAGCTGATGGCTTTCCAGCGCAAATTTATCTTGGATGTATTTGACAACCCGAAAGGCACAAGTCGGGCCTATCTGTCTGTTGGCCGCAAGAACGGCAAGTCGGCATTGATTGCTGCAATCTTGCTGGCTCACATCGTCGGCCCAGAAGCGAGGCTTAACAGCCAGATCATCAGTGGGGCCAGAAGCCGAGAGCAAGCCTCACTTGTCTTCAAGCTCGCTGAAAAGATGGTTCGCCTGTCGCCCCGCCTGTCTCAACTCATCAAGATTGTGCCTTCGCAGAAGTCTCTGGTCGGCCTGCCGATGAATGTCGAGTATCGGGCAATCAGCGCCGAGGCTGGCACGGCGCACGGCCTATCTCCCGTCTTGGCCATCTTGGATGAGGTCGGGCAGGTGCGTGGACCAACTGACAGCTTTATTGAGGCCATTGAGACGGCCCAAGGCGCGCATGACGATCCGCTCTTGATTGCTATCAGCACGCAGGCTGCGACTGACGGTGATCTATTCAGCATATGGCTTGATGACGCTGCAAACGCCAAAGACAAGCGCATCGTGAGCCACGTTTACACCGCGCCAGAGGACTGCGAGGTTATGGATAAGGCTGCTTGGAAAGCGGCAAACCCTGCGCTTGGAGAGTTTCGTGGCCTAAAGGACTTGGAAGACTTCGCAAAGCAGGCCGCACGGCTTCCAGCGAAGGAAAACAGCTTCAGATGGCTTTTCCTGAACCAGCGCATCGAGGCGACAAGCCCATTCCTGACGCGCGGCGAGTGGGAAGCAAACAAGGGTGCGCCAGAGGTTGTCGGCGGCATGACATGCTTTGCGGCGCTCGATTTGTCATCCAGCCGAGATTTGACCGCGTTTGTGATGGTTTTCCCTGATGGCGACCGCTATCACGTTGTGCCGAAGTTCTTCATGCCCTCAGACGGCATCCGAGAGCGCGCCAAAGAAGACAAGGCTCCATATGACATCTGGGCCAAGCAAGGCTTTATCACGCTGATTGACGGGCCTGTGATTGTGCCTGCTGTCGTGGCGCAGCACGTTGCTGAGGCTGCCGAAGAGTTTGACTTGCAGTTAATGGCTTATGACCGCTGGCGGATCAATGACTTTACGCGTGAGTTAGACGCCATTGGCGTGCAGCTTCCCATGCAGCCCTTTGGGCAGGGCTTCAAAGATATGGCCCCTGCTGTTGATAAGCTTGAGCGGCTCGTGGTGGATCACAAGCTCTTGCACGGGGACAATCCTGTTCTCAACATGTGCGCGGCAAATGCGATTGCGGAGCGTGACCCAGCGGGCAACCGCAAGCTGAACAAGGCCAAATCCATTGGCAGAATTGACGGCTTGGTGGCTCTGGCAATGGCACTTGGGGCCGAAGCTATGGGCGAAGGTCTGGTTGCATCATCACCGTGGGACGACCCCACCTTTACGATTGCTTGATATTGTGTTAATTTGCCTGAAACATCGAGGACGCTCGTAATGGCATTATTTGACCGCTTCCGCAAAACGGAAAGTCGCAATCTGGAAAACCCCAACGCACCTGTCTCGGCGGAAGACTTCTTGCAAGTGATGGGCTGGGGTGAGATGTCGGCTTCTGCTGGCGTTACGGTCAATACCGATACGGCCCTTGGCGTCCCTGCTGTCTGGGCTGCTGTCAACTTCCTGAGCGGCACGCTTGCTGGCCTTCCGCTTCACGTTTACCGCAAGACCCCCAAGGGACGTAAGCGCTCATCTGGACCACTTGAAAGCATCCTGCATGACGCTGCAAACGATGGCATGTCCTCTTTTGAGTGGCGTAAATACATGTTTGATCAGGTTTTCACTGGTGGCCGCTGCGTGACTTACATCGAGCGCTCTGGCAATGGCGCTGTGAAGAACCTGTGGCCGCTTGACCCGAAATATACCCGTGTCGAGCATCGGACTGAAGGTAAACGTCAGAAAAAGGTCTATCTCTGCAAAGGTGTGACCTACGAGGCCAACGAGGTCATCGACATTCCCTTCATGCTCAAGTCAAACGGCTTGGATGTGCGTGGCCCAATCGCCACAAACCGTGACGCAATCGGCATGGCAATCGCAGCCAGCCGATACGGAGCCAAAGCCTTCCAGAGCGGAGGCATTCCTCCCGTTGTGCTGCAAGGCCCATTCCAGAGCGGCGCTGCTGCTGCACGGGCTTCCGATGACGTAGCCAAGACCACTGCCAAGCTGGCTCGTGAAGGTCGGCCTGTGATGGCCCTCCCAATGGGCCATGAAATGAAGCAGATCGGTTTCAACCCTGAGCAAATGCAGCTTATCGAGTTGCAGCGCTTCAGCATTGAGCAGATCGCCCGTATATACAGCTTGCCGCCTGTTTTCCTGCAAGACCTGACGCACGGCACGTTCAGCAACACAGAGCAGCAAGATTTGCACTTTGTGAAGCACACGCTCAAGCGCTGGATCGAGCAAGTTGAGCAAGAGATGAATTTGAAGCTCTTCCCGCGTGGCTCCAAGCAATACATCGAGTTCAATGTTGATGGCCTTCTGCGTGGTGACTTCAAGACACGAATGGACGCGCACGCGACAACAATTCAGAACGCAATCAGAACGCCAAACGAGGTTCGCACGATTGAAAACATGGAGCCGCTTGAGGGCGGTGACAGCTTGATGGTGCAGGGTGCAACTGTGCCGATTGGAATGCAGGGGCAAAATGTGTTACCATCCGACGAAACTAATGGAGGCCAAGATGGCTGAACGTGAAATTCGCGCAATGGCGCAGCCTCTCGAAATTCGTGAGGATGAAGACAAGGCAATCCGCGTTTCGGGTTACGCCGCTATTTTTGGTGAAGAAACAAACATCGCAGGCATGTTTACCGAGGTGATTGAGCGCGGCGCATTTGCCAGCGCTCTTGAGCGTCAGGATGACGTTGTTTTCCTGATTAACCACGATGGCTTGCCGCTTGCTCGCACGCGGTCTGGCACTCTCAAGCTCACTGAAGACGAGCGCGGCCTGTATATCGAGACAGAGCTTGACGGCTCTGATCCAGACGTTCGCAGCATTGTTCCCAAAATGAAGCGCGGCGATTTGGACAAGATGTCTTTCGCCTTTGTGCCGACCCGCCAAGAATGGGATGACACAGGCGACATGCCGAAGCGTAAAATTCAAGACTTGCAGCTTTACGATGTGGCCATTGTGACAACGCCCGCTTATGCAGGCACTGAAATCGGCCTTCGCTCACTTGAAGAGCACCGAGCGCAAGAGAACAAGACACAAGCAGCGCGCCGACTTCGCATGAAGGGCAAGCTGTAACGGATAACGGCGGTTCCCGCTGTTTTGCCCTTTCATTCCCCCGCCCTTGGGCAAGGCATTTTACAAGGAGGCCAGCATGGCTGATCTTAAAACACTGCGGGAGCAAATGGCAAATATTGCCACCGAGGCCCGTTCCAAACTGAACGAAGTTACAGACGCAACTCCAGAAGCTCGCGCTGCTGAGATCGAGCGTGAATTTGACGCCATGATGGCCGATCACGACAAACTTGGCGCAAAGGCCGAGCGTCTCCAGAAAGTTGAAGCTGCACTTCGCGCTGGCGAAGCTGTTGACCTTGACCGCCGCCCTACATTTGAAGACCGTTCTGCCCCTGCGGTAGACGAAGGCTTCAAAATGGACTACCGCGCTGCATTCGCTGAAATGATTGCTTCAGGTGGTGACGCTTACGTTGACGCCGAAGTTCGTAACGTGCTCCGCGAGCACCGCGCTCAAGTCGGTTCAACTGACTCGGCTGGTGGCTACACAGTTCCAACAGAGCTTGCGACATTCATTGAAAAATCAATGATTGCAACAGGCCCGATGTATGGCAACGAGCTCTTCACAGTGATCAACTCAGCCGATGGCCGTCCATTCAACATCCCAACTGTTGATGACACAGCCGTTACTGCTGTTGCGCACACAGAAGGCACACAGCCTACTGACGATGGTGGCAAAGACGCTACAGTCGGCCAGAAGTCGGTTGGCGCGTTCTCATTCGACTCAGAGTGGATTCGCTGGTCTGCCGAGCTTAACGCTGACAGCATCCTCAACATGGAAAGCCTGCTTGGCGAGCTTATCGGTGAGCGTCTTGGTCGTATCGCCAACAGCAAACTGACAACTGGTTCAGGTTCTTCTGACGTTGAAGGCATTGTGACAAACTCTGCCGAAGGCAAAGAAGCGGCTGCAACTGCGGCTGTCACGGCAGACGAAATCATTGACTTGATCCACTCTGTTGACCCTGCCTACCGCAACTCACCTGCAACTGCTATTATGATGAATGACAGCACGCTTGCTGCGGTTCGCAAGTTGAAAGACGGCAACGGCAACTACCTCTGGCAGATGGGAAACTATCAAGCTGGCATTCCACAAAACCTGCTCGGCTACAACGTAGTTGTAAACCAAGCGATGGACAGCCTTGCTGCCGCCAAGAAGGTCATGCTCTTCGGTGACATGTCAAAGTTCTACGTCCGCAAAGTAGGAGCGCCAAGCATCTACGTTGCACGCGAGCGCTTTGCTCCTGACTTCGGCATCTTGGGCTACATCCGCTTTGACGGTGTTCTCTCCAACACAGCCGCTGTTAAGCACCTGATCACGGCTGCTACATAACTATCAGAGAGGGGCTTCACGGCCCCTCTCACCACATTCTGGAGGGCATGAAATGCCAAAGGTTAAACTTCTGACATCAATGGCTGGTATCGACTTCTCCCACAATCAGGGCGATATTATCGACTGCAACGAGGCTGAAGCTGTGCGCTACATCGGCGCGGGTATTGCTGAGGCAGTTGAGCCTGTAAACGTTGAGAAGGCCGTCAAAAAGATCGCCACTCGCAAAGCAGTTAAGGACTGATTGCAATGTCATTGCCCGACCACCTAAAGACGCAAATCGTCACCGCTCCTGCGGCGACACCGATCACCTTGTCAGAGGTGAAGGCGCAGCTTCGTGTCGAGCACACTGACGATGATGACCTGTTGACGCGCCTTATCTCTGTTGCAGTGGCATTCACTGACGCAAAGGGCGCGCTCGGGAAGGCAATGATTACTCAGACTTGGGCTGACTGGATGGGGCCAAATCCAAGCCAGTCAGTCACGCTTCGCCTTGGCCCTGTTCAAAGCGTCACGGCTGTGAAGTATTACGATGAAGACGGGACTTTGCAGACAGACACGCTGGCAAACTACAACGTGTTTGGCGTGCCTGAGCAAACAAAGGTTGAGCCGAAGTCTGGCTTTAATTGGCCCGTCACGCAAAGCCGTGATGACGCCATCAAGATTGAATATGTTGTTGGCTACGGTGACGCCACATCGGACATCCCTGACACCCTGCGTCATGCTCTGATGCTTCTTATCGGCCACTGGTATGACAACCGAGAGCAGACGCAAATGGATGAGCTTGCTGACATTCCGTTTGGCTTCATGGAACTGATCAACATCCACAAAGAGAGTTGGTATGGTTAAGGCTGGCCTACTTAGAGAACGTGTCACGTTTCAGCGCCTCACCGAAGGCGCTGTTGACGATTATGGCAACGTCTATAGTGGCTGGGACGACTTGGCCATCAGATCGGCTGATTTGCGGGAGCAGAAGGGCCGCGAGCGAATTACTGGCGGCGCTTTGCAGGATGCAGCGCTTGCAACGATGCGAGTTCGCTCTGACAGCATCACATCTGCAATCACTTCGGCGGATCGGGTGGTAGCGAGGGGCATCACTTGGGCCATAAAGGATGTGATGCAAGTTGACGCCAAGGACACCATGATTGAGTTCGTTCTGGAAAAGGGCGTTGCGGCATGAAGGTGACAGGCCACAAAAAGCTTATGCGCCAACTAGGCGATCTGCCCAAAGAAACGCACAAGGCGCTTGAGAAGTCTGTCTCTCGCACCGTGAATTTGGGCGTTCGGAAGGCCAAGGCTATTGTGCCAGTGGACAGGGGGGAACTCAAAGAGGGCATTAACGGTCACATGCACCAGAAGGACGGCCAGATTTACGGCTTCGTCAACTTTACCGATGGCACGAAAGAAGACGCCATCAAGGTCGGCGCTGTGAACTATGGGCGCAAGAATGCTCGCTCTTCTGCGGGAACTCGACTTCAGGCAACGGCCTCAACAGGCCAGACATCTGGCTATCAGTTTATTGAGACAGTCAAGCTTATGATTGGCGACCGCCATCGCAGAGCAGTGACCCGCAATATCAACAAGGCGATCAAGGATGCGATGAATGGCTGATGGTTACGCACTCGCTACGCAAAAAGGCATTCTGGCCGCGCTGAAAGCCGCGAGCGGGGTGACTGGTCTTGTGTCAACGCGCATTTATGACGAGCCGCCACAGGACGTTGTTTTCCCTTATTTGCGCTTCAACACAATTCAGCCAAACGCTTTTGACACCGACACGGCAGAAGGCTCTCTGGTTGACATCAGCTTGGAGGCTCATTCTCGCAGCGCCTCTGGTCGGGTTGAGGCCACACAGATAGT